TTATTTTCCAATTTATTAGATAAATTTGGAACTCTATTAGAGTGGTCGATGAAAATCGCCGGTTGGATACCTACTGTTTTATCTAATTTGAACGGTCTTAAGACCGCATTAACTGCTCTGAGAGCATCACGAATGATTGGACCCACTGCTATAGTTGGTGGCGCAGCAGTTGCCGGTGCAGTAGGAACTCAATATACCAGACAGTTAATAGAAGCAGATAGAAATGTTGAAAGTTTAGATAAAAGTAAAGCAGGAGGACAAAGAGCTGGAGGAAGAAGGGAATTTGCAATTGCTGATCCGGGTAATGAAGGATTATTATCCAGAAACATGACTATTGATTTAACTGAACAAGAAAGATCAAAATTACAAAACGACTATAAGAAATTAAGTCAATTAATGAAAGGTATGATTAGAATACCAGAATCAAGTGAAGATTTCCAAAGAAAAAGAGAAGAATTAAAACAACTACAAAAATCTATATTAGAAACTATTACAGGTGCATTAAAAGCAAAAGAACAATCTGGATTTGGTATCAGTCGTCAAGAAAGATTCCTTATGAATTCAGATAGATTTCCAGATGTTGTAGAGGATGCGACACCGGAAAGTATTCTTCAAAATATGGGCATACCTCTTGGTATTAGAAGAATGATTTTAGATGCAATAGGTAGGGGTGATTCTGGTGAATCACCGCAATTTACATTACCTGACCCTAATAATATACCACAAGCTCCAGTAACACCTATAAATCCACGAGGACAAGACCTTCGCCCAGAGTATAACAGAGAACAAGACGCCCGTGGAAGAACTGATCGTGATTTGAGTATGTTGCTTCCTCCTGCATCTACTCCTGATTTAGCAACACCGGTTGCAACATCAACTGATAGTAATAAAGAACGTATTATCAGTAGTGGAGTGAATAATATTAATATGAAGGGTAGTGGGAAACCCTCTCTACTCGACGCGAAATCAACAAAATCGAGAGATGATAATTTAAGACAATATGCTACCGCTAATTATTCTCGACATTAAAAAGAAACCCCGCCGAAGCGGGGTTTTTAGTATTAGATATTAATCATCTAAATCTGCAAACTTCTTGAAGTAAGACAGGTCATCATCATCATCAATAGTAGAATTATCTACCCAAGGGGCATCATCTTCTATTTTCTTTGGTGCAGATTCTCTAATCTGTTCTACAGTAGTTTTTGCTTTTACTGGTGAACCATTCAGACCCAATGTTTTATCAAGACGGGCCTTGAGTTGTTCATAAGTCTTAAATTCTTTATCAGAAACAAGTTCCAAAAGAGAATGTTCAGATTTCCAAATTGCTTCTAATTTTGCATCATCATTAGATAACATAGAAACAGATTCAAATTCTGACTTATCATAGTTTGGATACCCATCTACCTTACGAATTTTCAGTTTGAAGTTAGCACCAGTCCACAAATCAAATGGATTGAATTTAACTTCATCTTCAAATGCAGGGTTCATTGCTTCAGTAATCTTGTCATAGATTTTCTTACCAAACTTAAACAGTTTAACCTGACCTTCATTTTCTGGATGTTTAGGGTCAGAAATAATATAAACATTAGCAATGTAGTTAAGTTTACGTTTCTGTTTACGAACTATATCCTTGTTTGCTTCAATACCAGAATTCCACAGAGTAGAATTATGTTCACAAACAGGACACGCTTCGTTTTTGGTTGTTAGACAGTTATCAATAAACCATCCACCCGGTCCTTGGAATCCATGAGAGAATACCTTAACCCATGGAAGCGCCTCATCACCATCAACAGCAGGTGCAGGTAGAAAACGGAATGTTGCCATACCATTACCAGCCTTATCGGTTTCTGGTCTCCAGTAGTTTTCGTTACGATTACCATAATCACTAGACACAGTTTCCATAGCCTTAGTGAGTTTTTCTAGATTACCAGATTGACGCTTTAGATTTGAAAAAGAACTCATTTTATTACCTCTTATTAACGGAATATAAACGGATTATTAACGGAATGTTCACTTACTCATAATGAAAACGTATTGTATCATAAAAAAATCACTTTGTCAAGTATGTTTTTAGAATGTCAATAGTTGTCAACCAATCGGTATGGTATATACCGATTCCACCCTCATCAGCCCATTCTTCAATGGTAGATTTGGTGTCATCAATCAAGACATAACCTTTCTTGGCATAGTCTTTCTTGAATTTCTTACCAGGAACAAAATGATGTTCCCATTTAATCTTATGGTCTTTTAACCAAGAAACTTTTTGTTCTACGATATGTGCATACTGTTTTTGATTTGCAGTAGAACTTAGAATTTTGATAGGAATATTCAACCCGTTAAGGAAATTGATACCAATCTTTGCATCTGGCATTAAATCTAGGTTTGCAAATTCACCATCATCAACAAACTTATTCCAATTATCTCTCATCTTCTTATGTTTATGAGAATCAAATGGGTCAGTATGAAATATCTCAATGTATTTCTTTCTAAAGTCGGCTATGACTCCATCCATATCAACATAGATACATTCTATTTTATCTTTACTCATAGTTTTTCATTAGTTCTTTAAGAATATTTTTATATTTAGTCTTGTCAAAATCAATAAATGGTGTGTATTTCTCTGCTTTTGTTTTCCATACAGGGAAAATAATATCATCATCTATCTTCTTCTCCCACATAGGAAAGAAGTTAAGAATGTTATTAAGAATACATAAAGTCTCTACACTAACTGCACCTTCCATAGTATATGATAATAGTATAGGAAAGTTACCTGACCTCACTGCTAGAATCCTATCTGGTTTTTCTACCTTATCAAAAAGGTATTCCACATTTTCAGTAAAAAGGTATGTAAGACTTTGATTGCGTTTCTTCCATTTAAGGAAGGCAGATTCACCTTCTTCATTTGTTAATTCACCTACCCATTTAATATCTCTATCTATAAAATTAGATACATAGAAATCCCGTAAATCCTCAATATCATATTTTCTTGATAGTTTATAATAAGAGTATTTACCTTTATCTTTTAGAAAGTGGTCTTGTGTTAATTTAACCTTACCATTGTATTTGAAATAATCATATTTTGAAGTGAAATGTTGCTTGATCGCATTGAACATTATATAAGCTGCAAACCCACTATTCTCTGTCATAACGGCAGTTGTGACCCTCTTTTGATTAGATTAGATTCTGTTGCTTCTTCTGTTATCTTACTTTTAAGAGCAGAAGAAATCAAAGTAGAAGCTATTTCTATTTCCAGACCAGATTCCTCACAATGATGGAGAATTGTATCAAACCTAGATAACCCTAGTTCTGATGACAAATTCTCTATCATCATACTAAATTTTTGTACTTCTTCAATTTTAGGCATAACATTCCTCTGTTGCAAAAATCATATTATACCACATTATTTGAAAATTGTCAATCAATGATTTCTAATTTTACCTTAGCTGTACCATTCATTGATAATTTAGTTTTTGCTGCTTGTGATAAGTCTATGATTCTACCACGAACAAACGGACCTCTATCATTAATAACAACAATAACTGTCTTGTTATTGTGTAAATTGGTAACTTTAACCCGCGTTCCAAGTTTAAGTGTTTTATGTGCGGCTGTCATTGCACGAACATTAAACCTTTCACCTGATGCCGTTTTATGTCCATTGAAACCAGGACCATACCACGAAGCATTACCAATCTGAGCTTCTGCATTAAAAGTAACTGTCGTTAAAAATACTGACAGTAATATAGTTTTTAGATGTGTAAATGAATACATCATTTCCTCCTTTATGATTACATACCAGACGAATCCGGTATTTGGTCTCCAGTTACGATTTGACTTTTTCGTTTTTATTTTGGAGTGTTTAACGGTGGGAGTCGTAAGTTCCCGTTTGAATCACTTTCTCATTATAATTCTTTAAGATACCTATGGTTGTTGAAATAGAGCCAACTGATTGGTTAATAAGGACAGTTGGCAAAACCCCAATGGATTATGCTGCTAGAGCATAAACTCCATAATCAGCGTCATTAGCTGCGTTTACTTTATTTATCTTCTACGACCGAGAACTCCCGATCCTAACGGCTTCCGATACTTGCCGATTCTCCGCTGACTTTTACTATCCCCTGTCGAAACCAAATACACCCCCATCAGAAACACACTGGATGTGTGTCACTACGTATTACACTATCTTCTTGGACACAGATAGTAACCAATGTGCTTTTGGTGGAGGTGGGGAGATTCGAACTCCCGTCCAGAGTGACCTATTTTGTCAACATCAACGAATTATGTTATCCCAACTCAGATAATCTGTTATTCTGACGTAAATGACTGGGAACTACCTTTTAATTTAGTACGACCACCGCCAGTTTCTAACGGTTTGTTGTATTTCAATTTACCTTGTGATTCTGTCTCACCGGATTTAGGTGATGAAGATAAATGATGCCATTTAGCAGATTTACTTTTACCACCAACAGATAAAACAGATTCTTGTCCATGTTTATTACCGATCTTACTCAATGCAGATACCATCTTTTTATGATGGTCAGCAGTATTTCCCGATGCGTGTACAATATAAGAACCTTCATTTGCAACATCATGTTCGCCTTCAGCATACTTATATTGCCCTTTATGTGGGCCAGACCAACCACCAATATGACCTGATTTTCTTGCAGATTCTAAATCTTTTTTGATCTCTGCATGACCTTTTTTCTTTTGTTCTGGTGAATGTTCACTTCTTTCTGGTGAAACTGCACCAATACTAACACCATGAGTAACGTGTTTATTTACTCGTTGTTGAAGGGTATTACCTTCTGATAGAATTTCTTCTCTAAGTTGCGAAAACGTTTTCATTATACTACACTCCGTATTAAAAGTCAACTGATATATTTATATCATCGAAATCCTTTTCAATTTCTTCTATACACTTACCGCAACAAATATCGTTTTCTTTCAATCGGTTAAGTAAATCTTCTTCATTTTCAAAGTCTGAATCTTTGATTTCTCTACAGATGCAAACGTACATACATTATACCACAATTTTTTAGTCTTGTCAAGAATTTTTATAAAACTGAATTGCTTTTACCAAACCATTAATATG